GAGCTTGAAGTGGCTGCGGGAGGTGCGGACGAGGATGCCGCCCCAGGCGAACTTGTCGTCGGTGTCCTCGTCGCGGGCCTCGGGCATGCCGTCGTCGCCGTCGAGGAGGCCGACCTGGTTCCAGCCAGCGCCGAAGATGGCGCCCACGTTGGCCGGGTTCACGGTGGACAGGGAGTCGGCGATGTACACGTCGGCGTTCGCCCACAGGCGGGCGTTCTCGGGGGTACCGCCCATGGCGGAGCCTTCCTCTCTCAGGGGGTGAGCTGGATCGGGCGGATGTTCGCCGTCAGGGTGAAGGTGGACAGGTCGACTTCGGAGTCGGAGTCGATCGCGTGGTGCGGTCCCGTGCCGTAGCCGGAGCCGGACCGGGTGGAGCGGATGACGGGGCCGGAGTGGATGTTCAGCAGGCCGGCCGCGAGCTGGGCGAGGTCGTGCGCCTGGTCGCGGTCCCTGTGCCAGACGGTGATCCGCAGCAGCACGGCCGCGTTGATCCGCGCCGGGTGCGGGTCGGCGTCGTCCTCGGCGATGAGGATGAACGGCAGCCGCGGGTCCTCGGGCGACCGCAGGTCGGGCACGCGGGTGCCGACGGTGGCGTCGGCCGCGTACGGCTCCGAACGGCCGGTGAGGGCGTCGCGCAGGGCGGTTGCCCCGGCTGCCGCCGCGTCGCCGAAGACGACCAGCGGGCGGCTCACCTGCCGCGCTCCTTGACCTCCGCGCCGATCCCGGCGGCGGCCCGGGTGAGGACTCCGCGGCGGGCCTGCCATGCCATGCCGCGTACGTCCCGGATGGTGATCGAGGCGGCCTCGCGGTCCGTGCTGTACGGCCGGACCTCGACCTCGACGTCCGGGGGGACATCGGCCCGGACGCGCTCGGCGATCTGCTGGGCGGCCTCGTCGACCACGGCGCGGACGCCGGGACTCTTCAGCACCTCCTGGACGCCGGCCCGGTCGAGTTCGAAGGTCACGCGGGTGCGGGCCATGGGCGCCTCCTCGTCATCCGGTGGAGCGGCGCATCTGCCACTCGACGTGGTGGACCGCGCCGGTGAGCGGGTCGCGCCAGCGGCCGACCTCGCCCTTGACCTCGCACAGCAGGCCGTCGTACTCGATGCGGTCGGTGGATCGGACGTCGGCGTCACGGCCAGGCTCGGACAGGACGCGCCAGCCGGTGATGACCGACGTGCGGTCCGCGGTGGCGAGTTCGGTCTGGGCGGAGGGCTGTACCGACAGGCGGTCGATGGTCAGGCGGTCGACCGCGCCGGGCGACCAGTCGGGGACGGTGTTGCCGCCGCGGTCCGTGCGCGTGCCCGCGCGCACGCGCACCACCGACTGATGGAAGATCATCATGCGCGGTCGCCCGCGTTCAGCCGGTGGGCGGCCACCGCGGCCGACCACTGGGCGCTCACGCCGACCGACGCCGTCGCGCCGAACGTGACGGACTCGGAGCCTGCGGTGTACGCCTGCACGCCGGGCTGGACCCGGTACATGGAGCGGGCCTGGTCGATGACGGCCTCCTGGATGTCCTGCGGCACCACCGCCCAGCCGTGGTCCCAGACGACCTGCAGGCAGCGCAGGCGGGCCGGCCAGAGCAGGCAGCCGAGGCGCCGCAGGTACCCGTCGGCGGACCACTCGAAGTCGGCGCCCTCGACGAGGGCCTCGCCGAGCAGCGTCACCGAGGTCACCGCGGTGACCGGGGCTGCGGGCAGCAGGATGGCGTCGCGCCCGTTGCCGTCCAGGACGACCGTGTCGCCGGCCACCGCGGTGACCGGGTGCCGGACCGCCCCGCGGAACCGCCTGGATGCGGCCCGCAGGGCGTTCAGCAGGAGCGGATCGTCCTCCGGCTTGCCGAGCCAGACGGCCAGCTCGGCGGGGTCCGCGAGGTAGTCAGGAGCCGTCACCGCTGGCGGCCTTGTTCGGGGCGGACGTGCGCGCCTTGTTCGCGGCGCCGCGGCGGCCCTTGGCCGGCCCGGCCGGTTCCGCGGCCGGCGCCGGCTGTTCGTCGTCGGCGTCGAGCGGCACGCCGCCGTAGCGTTCGGCGTCGGTGGCGTTCAGCTTCATGACGGTCTCGACGCCGTTCGGCATCACGACCCGGTACTTCTGCAGCGGTCCGCCCACGGCGGCCACCTCCATTCGCTGGTCGATGGGGATGGAGGTGGAGGGCGGGCCGCACGCCGCATGCTGGGCGCCGCACGGACACCGCCCCGCCACCTGCCGATGAATGCCCCACATCAGGGGGCGAGCTGGCCGGAGGTCCGCATCGCCGCGAGCAGCGCGTTGACCTTCGTGCGGAGCGCGATGACGTCGTTGCGCAGGGCGTCGTACTCGGCCTTGGTCGGGTTGGCGCCGGCCGCTGCGACCGAGGTGATTGCGGCGGCGTCCGCCACCGCGGCGGTCTGTCGGGCCCTGCGGGCGGCTCCCGCCGCCGGGTTCAGGTATGCCATGTCCGTGCCTCCGATCAGGCGGTGAGGTCGACCTCGACGAAGGCGGTCGGCTGGATGACGCCGAACGCGGCCCGCATCTCGGCGAGGACCGCGACCAGGTTCCTGATGAAGAAGTCCAGGTGGCTGTCGGTCACCTGGATGGTGGCCTGCTGGCGGTCCCACAGGATCGCCTTGCGGAAGTCGCCGACGTAGCCGGTGCCCGCGGGGACGGCCTCGGTCTCGATGACCGGCAGGCCCCACAGGACGGACGCGGAGCCGACGCCGCCGGGTCCGCCGAAGTAGTAGCGGGCCTCGTTGTCCTGGAGGAGATCGACCGTCTCCAGGTCGGCCGGGTTGAGCAGGTACGCGTTGGCCATGCTGCGGCCGACCGTGCGGACCTTCGTCTTGGCCTTGCGCAGGGTGGTCAGGATGTCGCTGTCCCAGGCCTGGGCCTGGGTGCCGGACACGGTGCCGATGCCCTCGAAGTTCTCGCCCGTGCCGTCGCCCTGGATCATCTGGTCCTCGAGCTCCTCCTCCAGGCCGTAGCGGAGGAAGGCGTCGATGAGGGTGCGGATCTGGGCGGCGTCGGACAGGGCCCGCTTGGTGACGGGGATCCAGTGCGCGATCGTCTTGACGTTGGCGGTGATCTTCGCGGTGGCGAGGGCCGACTCCGGCTTGTAGCCGCCGCCCGCGTTGTTGACCAGCGCGCCCGGGACGCTCGCGGGAGCGGTCGGCGCGGCCGAGCTGGTGGCCTCCGCGACCGGAGCCGCCGCGTTGGTCGCCGAGGTGACCCGCACGTACTCGACGGTGTCGGAGCTGGTGGTGCCCTGGGTGACGACGTCTCGCAGGGTGAGCGGGCGCTGGAAGGCCTCCAGGCCGACCTGCAGGCCGAGCTGGTCGTTGACGACGAACGCGCCCGCGGACGTGTCCGAAGCGCCGGTGACCAGGCTCTTGAAGCCGGCCATGCCGGACTGCACGCGCTGCTTCTGCCCGAACGTGCCGCCGGGCGCGGTCGCCATCAGGGCCCGGTACTCGTCCGAGCCGGTGAACTGCTCGCCCAGCGACTTGCCGGCGGCGGGCAGTTCGAAGCCGGACGCGGTACGGCGGCGGCCGTCGTCGTCGGTCTTGGCGTTCAGGGCGATGTCGTCGCCGAGGTCCGCCAGGGCCTTGCGCAGGTCGTCGTTGCCCTTGAGCTTCTCCAGGTCCGCCCGGGCGGCGGTGGCCTTGGCCATGTGCTCGCGCAGCTGGCCGGCCTCCTCCGGGGTGAAGTCCCGGTCGCTGTCCTCGGCGGCCTTGGCGATGGCGCGGGCCTCGGTCAGGTGGTGCTTGATGAGCTCGGCGAGCTCCGTCTTGGTGGGCACGGGGTCTCCTCAGTCCGTGAGCGAGTTCTCGAACTCCAGGAGTTCGAGGTGGGTACGCAGGCGGAGCGAGGCGGCGTCGGCCTTGGCGGCCCCGGCAGGGGCTTCGCGGAGATCCGGCGTGGTCTCGTCGGTGCTGCTGGTGGTGTGGCCCTGGGCGGGCCCGGTGTCCTCAGCCTTGGCGGGCAGCTCTTCGCTGGCGGCCGGCTGCGGCCCGGGGCGGCCGGGCTGGGTGGTGGTCTTCTGCTCCTCGGCGGTGGCGGCCGCGGCGAGGACGTCTCCGATCGCCGCGTGCGCCGCGGTCAGGCTGTCGATGTGGCGCTGGGCCAACACCCTGCCCGCCTTCACGCCGCGGGTGAGCTCGTCGGCTTTCGCCGCGAGCAGCTCGGTGGCCTGGTTGCATCCGACCAGGCACGGCCCGACCTCGTACAGCTTGAGCTCGCGCAGCTCGTAGTAGCCGTACCAGCGGCCGTCGTCGTCCTGGCCCTCGACCCACGCGCCCTCCTCGACGTCGTACGCGAAGGAGAACTGCGTGACTCGCCGCCCCTTGAGGAGGCGGTAGACCTGGGCCGCGGTCGGGTTGGTGTCGACGTCCTCGATCTGGCCGGTGACCTCGAGTCCGTCCGGCGTCTCCATCGCCGACACCACGATGCCGATGTGGGAGAACGGGTCGGACCAGTCGTGCGACCAGATCACGGGGATCGGGTCGCCCTTGGCCCGCCAGTCGGCCAGCGTCTGGGTGAAGGCGCCCGGGATGACGACGTCGCCGGCCGAGTCCTCGTTGCCGAAGACGCTGACCAGCGCGGTGAACTGCCCCTCGGCGAGGCCGTCGGCAGTGCCGGCGGCCTTGATGCGGGCTGTGCATTCCTTGGTGCGCGGCACCGCCTACCCCTCTCTCTCGTAGTCGAGCCTGCAGTTGCAGTTCGCGGTCTCGGAGTCCCGGCCGGATGCGTCGCCCGGCCAGCGCAGGCCGTTGCCGAACACGTCGTCCAGCTCGACCCGGTCGCCGTCCAGCGCCTGGTGCGAGTCGCGCGGCCGGGTGCCGCCCGTGCGCCACACCTTGTGCGTCAGGCCGGACGCCCCGGCGGCGTCATGGCCGCCGAAGGACCGGCCTTCGGTGGCTGCGGTCCACGCCCGCCGGACGGAGACCGCCCCGGCCCACAGGTCAGCGGCGGCCTGGACCGACACACGCCAGTCCCTCGACGGGTCGGCGACCGCGGCCTGCAGCCCGGAGACGGCGGCGGCCTCATGCTCTGCGGCGTGCGACTCGGCCGCGGCCAGCAGCCAGGCCAGCATCACGTCCGCGGACCAGCCGTCGGCGCCCTCGTTGTGGTCGGCGAGGACCTCCCAGGCGCCGACCTGTGCGAGCCGGAACCCGCGGTCGGCCATCAGCGTCTGCAGTTGGGCGAGACGCTCGGGCGCCCCGGCCGACCACAGCAGCAGCAGCTCCGGCGGGGCGAGATCCTTGGCGCCCACCGACCGCAGGAGGACGTCCATCTGACGTGCCGACCAGGTGCTGAGCCGGGAGGCGTACAGGTCCCGCTCCTGCTCGAAGGCGGACAGGCCGGCGGGGCGCCCCTTGAGGAGGACGCCCGGGCCCTGAGCCTTCGGGGCCGTGTCCCGGGGGGAGGCCAGGCCGCCCTCGGTGACGTTGAGCGGCACGATCAGCTCGTCCCCGCCCGGCAGCCACGGCAGGTTCATCCGGGCGCGCTGTTCGTTGCGGGTCATCCACGGGCCGCCGGTGGCGGTGCTCGCCGCCGCCGCCTGAGCCTCGAAGTCGCCGGCCATCTTCGCCGCGATGTTGAACTCGCAGTAGACGTCCGCGCTGTCAGGCGTGTCGGCGATGATCTGCGCGCCGATCTCCTGCTCGAACATCGTCAGCCACGGGCCGAGGGTGTCCTGGTACAGGTGGCTGTGCTGCTCTTTGATGTTGGAGTAGGTGGCGTGGTCCAGGATGCCGA